TTGTATACCATTCTTAGCGAATTGATAGCTTTCAGGTGGCTGTTCCTGTGGCCGCACGTCCCGTACCAGTTTGAGGAATCTTTTCATTGTTTACCAAACTTTAGTGTCCATGAAATCTTCTCTTCTGTCAGAGCGGAAGAAGTTATCGTAATAGCTATCACTGGGAATGAAACGTACAAACGTGAATATCCTGTGTTCCATCTGTTCAGGGCTGGGCAGGCGTATCTCGGCGCTGGCCCGGGGGGCATAAATGTTTTCCCACTGCTCGAAGCATTCCTTATATGTAAACTGCTTATCTTCCCATCCCGAGCCTATCATCATGGCCCTGCAGTACCAGTAGAGGGCTTGTTTGTAATTTTGGTTGTCAGGTATCTGCGGGAAGCCATCTTCATCTGTCGGCACAGCTTCATAATACAGCTTAATCTGTCCACGTTCAAAGCTGGTGTTCATGTATCCCATCTCTGTATAGTAGTACTCGTTCTCGTGGTAGGTCTGGTTATTCAGCTGGGTCAGCTGTGTGAAATACAACTCTACTGATGGGTCATTAGGAAGTGGTTCAATCTTTTGTATGTCCGTGCCAAACACAGACGGTTGTAGGTAGCCATACTGGCTGTGTACCGGTGTACCTGCTGGCCGGGAAGATGGATTTTCTCTCAGCCTTTTGCCTCTATGCTCCACCCCTGCAATGTTTACCAGCCCACAGGGAAGCTTGGCCTTGTGAAAGTGCATGTCTAATGTGGCACATTTCTTTACAAGCGTGTGCTCTGTCTGCAGCATGTCCATGGCTTCATACAGCCATTCATGGATGTCTGCTATGTAGGTGCTGTCATTAAGTCTGGTGTTTCGCACCACTCGCCCTATGACGTCTCTGAGGCTGCAGTATGAGTATTGCATATCGGTGGTTTGGCGTTAGTGAACTTGTACTTATACTTCAACATCGGGTTGGCCAATAGTGCCTGTACGAACTCTTGCTTGAACCCTTTGCCTGTGTCTGTATGTTTGGATGCCGGGTTGAACTTGTAGTTCTTCTCATTAGGCACCATCCCGAACTTCTGCCATTTGATGCGGCAGTAGTCATCGTCCGTGTAAAATACCCGTTTCAGCATTCCTTTTTCATCTCTGAGATTAAGCTTGTAGGTAGCTCCCCAGTCAACTACCTTGTTACTGAAAGTTCTTTCTACCCTGATGGCCAAGATGTTACCCAGTCCCGAACCCAACTTAAGCGTCTCCCCTTGGATGATAGCATCTTTGGCTTTGTGGTAGTAACTGGTGACAATCTCTTTCCAAAGCTGCCAGCTCATCTTCAGCACTGGCTTACCTTTCTCCAGCCCGTACACGTAGCCTTTTGTCATCTTAAGACTCTTGTTAGCTTTCACCCACCACTGGGGGTTGGCTGCCAGAAGCTTATCTACGTAAGCGTTGTAGATGTGCTTCATGTAAAATGTCTGCGGTTTCTGTATAGGTTTCATATCTACTGTTTCTCTGTTTCAGTGCTTACTGGTATGCCAGGGGTATCTTCTCTATCTGGCCTGTTATAGTCTATGGTTAGTATGCTCTGTACTATCAATTGCATGATGTCACCGCTGATAGGGAATTCTGTGTTCCACGTATCACACGGAGTGCCGGTGCAGGAACAACTTAGCTCCATCACAGCAAACGGGTCATCAAAGATGCCATCAATCCTAAGCAACGGCTGGTCATCTTTATCCAGCCTAATTACGTTTTTGGAGCCTATCATTACGTATTCATAGCCGGGAAACCGGTCTGTAAACCTGCCTTGTGAGAGGTAGTTAGCCATGCCTGTTGGTACATACCTGAATGGGCTCTTACCATCGGGGCCTCCTACATAGTCAAACAGCACATTGCCGGCCCTAATAGGCAGTGGTATTTCTGCTGTGGAGGCTATGGTTGTAGAGATAAGTGGAGCCATCGGTACATTGTTTACCTGTGTCATCTTGACAAACAGAGCCTGTATGAAGAACTTTCTTTGTTGTGGGCTCTTCTGTAGGCTGTTAGCTATGAGCCTGCTACGCCAGTACTTGACACGCTCGAATAGCTGGAGCCTGAATGGTACGTCCAGTTCTTTGTCGAGGTTCATGGCTATGAGGGTGGTGATTTCGTTGGCTGTCATAGGATGGTAGTAGGATTACAATGTATGAAAAATCCCCAACATAGAAATGCCGGGGATTATCACAAAAATGAGCAAAAGTTATTATAACCCCAGGATACCTTTCACTTCAGCTTCAGCGTTGGCCGAGCCATTGGAGGGTATTGCAAGGATGATGTTGCGTTTGTGAAAAGTGCGGTTAGAAGGCGTAGGGCTTTTTTCGTCAGCATAACCACTGATGAAGTAAATGCTGTACTGCACACCAGAGGCTGCAAAAGCAGTCGGTTGGCCATAATCTTCTGGCCTTGCACCCTGCATTGGGAATTGTGTGGTAACACCTTTGAATGTGTCACTGTAGAATTCCAACCATTTAACTTGGTTGTAGGTACCGTTACCGTAGAAAGCATTGGCTGTACCTGAGCCTGAGTACACTGCGCTGGCAGCAAGGTCATTGATGATGTCAGTGCTGAATGCAATGCGGAAAGTGGCCCCGGCATTGGCTGCTGTCAAGGTGAGGGTTGAAGTGCTTACGCTGGCGCTGGCTAATACAGGGTCAGTGTTCTTGTTGATGACGTTTGTCTGGTCATTAATAAGGGCTGCCAAAGCTGTAGCTACAGTGGAGGCTGTGTCACCTGATACTGGTACGTAGGTGTAGCTCCACTCAGGAAACTGCTGGTAACCTGGGGTGGTTTCAAGTATCTTTATGGTGTAGCTGTTGCCTACTACAGGTGTACCGGTAAGCACAACTTTGCTTGCTTGGGCAACAGCAGCTGCGTAAGGCAGACGTTTAGCCGTGTAGCCAGTAAGGTTGAACACAGGTGTTTTCTCTATAGCTCCGTCACGCTTCAATGCGCCGAAGATGTTTACTGTAGCACCTACGGCGGTTACGGCAGCAGGAGAACCGCTGGTAGCGCCTGAAATCAGGGCCAAAGTATCAGCGTTGAAGAAGGCAAATTCACCTTCTGCGGCTGAGGATACAAAGGTTGGGAAATCGGATATAGAGCTGGCCCCAGTGTTGGAGTAGTCTACTTGCTTAGCCACTAACACGTCGGCATTTTTACCGAGGGTAGATTGGCCGAATTTGGTGCGGTCTAACATAAGATAGTTGGTTTATAGGATATTGGATTAAATGGTGGCTATGGAACGGAGCATGTTATCCTTCAGCTTTATTTCCCAGCTGGGGTCTGAAGTAAGAGCCTTGAAGTATTCTACAGCTAAATCACAGATTGTCTCGTGGAATTCTTCAGGCAGCTCACAATCTTCTCCCAAAACTAAGCACATTTTTCGGGGCTTACGCACGTAGTCAATCCGTGCCTTACTTATTATGAAGCTCTCATCCCCGTGCACTATTAATTTGTTTCCCCAAAGCTCTGAAATAGGGCTTTGGTAAGAAGTTGTGACGAATGCTGTGTCCATCATAGTGCTTACTTGGTCCCCGGGAGAAAGCCTGTTGGCCCGCCATGTGTCTCCTGTGTTGGTAAACTGGTTTGTGCTGATAGAGAAGGTAGTACCAGCTGTTACCGTAGAGTCAATTGTAATGCTACCGCTGGTGTAACCCGGGATTAGGAATGAGGATGGTTTGTATGCATTCCTGTACTTTTCCCAATACACTTTATATCCAGCTTTAGTCAGGTGCCAGAATATGAAATCACGTATGGTGTACTTCTCTTGCTTTGAGGCTAACCCTGTATAGCTAGCTACTTGGCCGGATACCCAGCTTGCAAGCGTGTACGTATTAGAGCCTATGGTAATTGAGATAGAGGAATAATACGGAGATGAACTTGCACTTGAGTCTGGCAAGCTAATAGCCAGGATGTTCTCCGTTACTGTGGCAGGGCTGTAGGATGTACCGCACAGGTTGGTCACACGGCTGTCGTCACTTACTAAGTAGCTGTAGTCTCCCGGCAACTCACATTCGTATGTGTTTTCGTCAGGGTTGTATACTGCCTGTAAATCGGCTGTAGTAAGAAGTGGGCGGATAGCGTCTGCGTTTAACTGGTCAAGCTGAAAGCCTCCGCTACCGTCCTTCTTCGTGCGTATCTTCGATTGTATGAACCTCTGCTGGTTCTTGTTCAGCAGCCAGTCGATTTCCTGTGGCAACGCCTTACGCCGTGTAGAGGCCGATATGTTCTGTGTTGCCTGCCGGAACTCCAGCTGCATCTCAAGTATGTTCATACAATTGGTTTAATGGTTATCGTTTCTTCAAGTTTACCTGCGGCAGGGTTTTGCTTAAGCCTTCCTGCATACGGGCTTTCAGCAGCAACAAACGTTCGCTGTTGCTCTTGTCTTTCACCCAGGCTACGGCTTCTTCAAGTTTGTGGCCGAGTGTATCCCCTGTTTCCAAGTCTATGATACGCTCACCTACTTTACTCAGTACGCCGGTGTTAATCATAGACCGGATTAAGTACAGCTCTTCAAAGTGCTTGCCCTTGAATATCTCCACAAACTTGTCAGGTTTGGCTTCAGCCAGTTCCTTAAGCTTGGCTTCTTTCAATGCTACTGCATTCTTACCGGTGTACAGGCGTGGGTCTACGTCTAACATAGTCAGCAGCATATCCACTTTCTGCGGCGTCTTGATGATGGCCAAGAACTGTTCAAGCGCTTCATTGCGGGCTTTGTTGATTTTCAAGTCAGCTTCTTCTACGGCTGCAGGGTCAAACAGGTAAAACTGCTTAATCATATTTCCCTCACCTTCAGCTTTGCTTGTAGCTACCAGCGGGTGGTTTAACGCATGTCTGTAGGCCACGTAGTCTGGTAGATTAAGGGGCATGTTTGTCTCTGACAAGTCCTCATTGTTGCTGGTTTCCAAGCCTATTTCCAAATCACGGCCTTTGCCGTATGGTACTTTAGTGGCTATGGATGCAAAATACTCCGAGCATTTTGTCCTAAAGTTTCTGTCTGAAGGCTCGCAGTCTACAAGTGTTGGCATCAGGAGCTTCTGCTCTGTGAAGTTCAGGCCGGAGCCTACTACAGACGAGAAACTGTTGTCCCAATACGAGCCTAAGCTCTGTTTTGCCATTTCCAAGAACTCTGGGGCACTGCCCTTTTGTGCGTTCATCAGGAAACTGTCTTTCCTGTAAAGTGTAATAATCCTGCTGTTAGGATGTTTCTTAATTGTTGCCATACTGTGTGAGTGTTTCTGGTTTGTTGTACTGTTATAAGGTGTATAGACTGGTTAAAAAACAGGAAGCCCCTAGAAAAGGGCCTCCGTTTAAGAAACCTCTATACAGTAGTTTCTTTGATATGGTTAGGGTTAGTTACCGGCTGTACATTGGAAGTCAAAGCAACGATTAGCCCTCAGGATTTGTATGCCTTTAGAAGACATACGAGTGTAGGCACTCTTGTCTTGGTCGGTGCTAAGCAATGTTGCCCTTGTTTCACTGTCAATGTTAAAGCTGTTGGTCATCACCTGTAAGCTCTTAGGCATGTTGGTAAGACCGGCGATAACACCGTGCTGGAAGGCGCGGCCTTTCTGTGCAACGTGCTGGATGTTAGGCTGCCCATCGTAGTCATTGTCATCAATGAATACCATGCGGTAGCTTTCTAATGGCCAGCCTGTTTCTGGGTGTACGTAACCACCGGCTTGTTGGGCCAATGCTACTTTACCCATGTCGAATATCGGATTGTGTTTCAGTTTGATGTAGTAGCCATCAATGTGGTAGAAGGCATCAAAGTAACCGCCCAGTGCCAGGTTGTAGCCTGTACCTGATACAAACTTGCTGCCCACATCGCTCACGCTGCCAAAGCTTTGGAAGAATGTGCCGCCTGCTTTCTTGATAGCCCTGTCAAAAGCCCTCATACCGCCGCGGCCTGTATGCAATGTGATGCTTGCACCGGCTGTGTCAGACAGGCCGAACAATGCGTCACCAATCTGATTGCTCAAGTAGTCATAGGTCAAAGCGCTGTAAGTGCTCTTGTTACCAATCTGTTCAAGCAAGCCTGAACCGGTTGGGATGGCTTTGCCTGTCAGGATGTCTCTCAAGGCAATCTCACCGTTGGTAGCCCTGTTGTAGCGGCTGTACCAGTAGCTGTGTTCGCACATGCTCAACCATTCAAGTTCATACTGCCACATGGCCCAGTCCATCCACACATCGGTTTCACCTTTGTCGGTTTTCACCTGGATTTTCATAACCTTGTTAGCAGCATTACCAGCCCAGCTAAAGCCGTGGCGTAGGAAGCTCATTTGGTTTTTGTACAAACCGGGCATTGCCATTTTACCTTCAGTGGTACGAGACTCACTTTCAGCTACAGCTGTAGTGATGTCAGCCCATGCGCTACCACCTTGCAACTCTGTCAAAGGACAGTAGTCTGTGGGAAGGGCTGCGTTCAAGGTAACTTGGTATTCGTACTCACCCGAGCCGTTAATCTCACCATCGCTGTGTACGTAAGCTTGGATGCCACGAGCAGACTGGATGATGTAGAAACGCTTAATCCAGTTATCCTGGAAACGGATTTTGAAAGGCGTGTTGCCGATACCGGGCTTGTCACCTGAGCTATACGGTGTAGAGCTCACGATGGAAGCTTTTGTAATGCGGCCCATTACAGGATAGGTGAACTGAACGTCGTCCAATTCTACGGCACTGCGTTTCATTGCGTTGCCTTCATAGCCGATGCCACCTAAGGTCATCAGAGAAATGGGATAGTTCTTTGTGTAGTCACCCATGATGTAGGTGAGCTTCTTGGTCAATTCTGAGGGGTGGCCCTGACGCTGGTGGTAGAAGTTGGTTTCGTCCAGCATTGATTTGCTGTCGAAAATGGCTTCGGTCACCTGGTATTTAAGGGCCGGCATTGGGTTAGCCATAGGTATTAGTGGTTTTTAGTGTACGGATATTGGATTATGTTGTTAAGCTGTATATGTTACAGGTCTCCGAGGGCAAGGAAGCCTTTCCTGCTGGTATCTTCACCACTCTTGGCTGTTGTGCCTCTGGCCTTCTGCATTGTCTGCCCAAGCCTTTTCACATTCTGTGTCTTGGCTTCACGGGCTATCAAGTCTTTCAAGTTGCCTTTCTTGAACAGGAAGTACATACTCTCCAGTTGGCGAGCAAACTCTGCATCGCTTACAGGCTGTACTATAACAAACTTGCCATCTTCAATCTGTATGCGGCCTTTCACGAAATCCAGAAACGGCTGCTTGTCTGTGTCAGGAATGACAAGATTGATGCCTTTTCCTTCAACAATTGTGTCGTTCAGGTCGGCTGTAAGTTTGCTTACAGAACGCTGGTACTGCTGTTCAGCCTGTTGGCGCTTGACCTCAATTTGCTGCAGTTGCTGTTCCTGTGTTTTCTTTACATCTTTGTAGGCGTTGTTAGCCTTGTCAAAAAGCTTGTTGTCCTTCAAGTCTTTGTCGATAATCATCTGCACCGTTTCTGTATCGAGCCCCTTGGCCAGTAGTGATTCCCGGTAAACAGCCTTCTGTATATCAACGTCAGCCTTGAATGCGTCATACTCAGGCAAGCTAAAAGTTTTATTGGCAAAGAAATCTTCGTCATTCCCTCCTGCTTGTCTGTGGAGCATGTATGCGTACCCCCGTGGGTCAGCTTTCTTAAGGTAACCCTCAAAGTCTTCCGCTGCTTTGGCTGCTACAGCCTTCTCCCTGTGGTACACACCCTCAGGGCTGAGTGGGTCTATGCCCTCAGGATACTCCACCTTCAGTTCCCAGCCATGGCGCTTGTCTACGTCAGCCCAGAACTCTGTAGGGTCTATGCCTCCGTCTTCTGTGCTTTCTTCTCCAGGCTCTTCTCCTTCTTTAGAAGGAGCTGGTGCAGCAGTCTTTACCACCTTACCATCGGCATCTTTTGTGTAGCCCTCTTGTAAGGTGCCATCAGGGTTTACGCCTTCTATAGGTGCTGGTGTTGTATCAGCCTTTTGACGGGCTGCATCAAGGTCTGCCGGAGAGGGCGCACCATCTCCTGCGTTTAAATCGGCAAGGGTGAATGCACCCCCAGTGCCTGAGCCACCTCCTGCGGCGGCTTCATAGAATTTACGGATAAAGTTGTTCATACTGTATTAGATATTGGTTACTTAGATGCTTTCTTGTACCGGGCCACTTGTACCTTCTTGTTCTCAATCCTCTCCTTGCTCTTCATCTTCTCACGTTCAAGGGCAAGTTTCTGCTGTGCCTGGCTGTGTTGTAATTTGGCTACATGCTCACGGCTACTGATTTCAGCGTAAGCTTTGCGTTCTTCTGATGCTATTTTGCTGGCAGCCACTACACGCTTGGAGATTTCTGATGCATCAGGTATGCCGTTGTTGTTAGCGTCCCCACCTGTGATACCGGCAGCTTCAAGTGTGTATTCCCCGAGTATCATCTGGTTCTGGTCTTTCCTATCCCACTCAGCGTTGATTTCACTGATTTTCAGGTCAGAGGCTATCTTGAGGAATTGTTCCTTCATAGCTTCCACTGCCTTTTCATGTTCCTGCTGGGCTTCTTCGTTTGCCTGAGCTTGTTGGGCTTCAATGCTTTCTATCTCCTTTAGTTTGGCCTTAAGCTCTGCCACGTTATTGCTATGCTGCACTTCCAGTACAGTGGATAGTTTGATGTCCGGCCTTTGCAGCATAGTCTGTGTACCTTGCTTGTATTCCTGTAGCGTCTGTAACTCTGAAGCCGAGCCGTTTACAAACAAGCCAAGCTCTGCATTGCAGTAGCTGTTCGGGTCTATGTCTAAGAGTTCCTTGTCAAAATCGTCTTGGTTATAGATAGCCCGGATGCCATCGGCGTTCACAAAACGGGAGAAATCCAGTATACCCTGCAGCTCACGTTCTGTGAATTCCTCAAATAACGTGAATATCATATCAGTGATAACACTGGATTGAAACAACAAGTTCTGCTGCACACCCAACCCATCACCGCCCGAGGCTGTCTGGCCCTTACGTGGTGCATTGATACCCAACACATCATCCCAGTCTTTTTTGAAGCTGTCGCGTAGCATGATGAGCTTTTCAATCTGGTCGAATAGATTGAGGTCAAGGGTACTGTACTGGTTAAAACTCTTATCTACCCCTTGCTGGCTGCGGTTGACAAGCATGTAGCCCAGGGCATCCGCGTAGTAGAAGAACTTTTCTTCGTTCCAGCCGTTGCCTTTAGGTATGGCATTCTGGTCAATCAACGCTATCTTGCCTTTGTTCTTGGCTATGGTTTTCTCAAGGGTGAAGTTGGTTATCATGTACATGATGGCATAGGGTACACCCATCTCCATCACGCTTATGTTGTCGCTGTGTGTGTCACTGTAGTGGCGTCCGTTGTATGGCAGCTTACAGGAAGAGTAATTGTTCATCTCGTTACGCTGCACTGGCAGGGCCCGCATACGTGTGAAGATGTTGTCTCCTATCCTCCAGCCTTCCAACACTTCGTTCACCCATTCATGCTTGATAACTTTGATGTTTGGCATGGATGGTACAGACTCATCTACCACCATTTCTTGTATCTGCCCTGTCAATGGGTCTGTGTACTCCACATGCAAAATTTCCTTACGGCTCTTCCAGGTAACGTGATACACCGGTATCTTGCCAGAGTATGTGTCGTATTTGGAGAATTCCTCTTGCAAGTAGTTATACATGCTAAAAGGTGTCACCCAGTGGGAGCGCTTTTCAAGCTCCTGGTGGTCTTCATCTTTCAGCTCGTCATAGAACCTATCTACCACATCAGAGATAGTCATCAGGAGACGGCGTATGGCCCATTCCCCATCTTCGATGTAGTCAGTGTTAGGACTCTTGTCGAAGTCCATTTCTAATGGGGAGACACGCTCGTATACAAAGTTGCCCAGCTCTACATTTTTGTAACTGTAAGACCGGCCTGTGATAAGCCAGTCTTTGAACATCTTGAGCATCTTGGGCCGTATGTAATACTCCCTTAATGCACGCTTGAGCCAGCGCTGCCCTTGTATGGCTAAGTTATCTTTGTAGTTGGCTGTAAAACGTTTTTTCAGACTTTCAGGCAGTTCGATTTCCTGTTCCTGTGGTATAGCATTTTGTGGTTGCTGGTGGCCGGCTGCCTGCATCTGTTGCTGGGCTATGGCCATGAAATGCTCCTGTAAGTTCTGTTCTACAGCCTTATTCAAACTTTCTACATAGCTGTTTAACCCATCTTCTCCCATGTTTACCACCTGAAATGAAAATGGCCTCTTCGGGTATTCACCCAGCAAGAGGTCAATGTTTGTGCGTATCATGGAAGTGGGCCGTATCTTGGCTGGGTACTGCTTATGCTGTGGGTTGGCTGCGTTAAGTGGGTCAGTGAAATGGGAGAACCATGTCAGGGGGAAGTTGTTGTTGTAAATCTGGTACAACATGCGCAAATCTTTCCTTGCAGCCGGAGCCGTGCCGAAGTTAAAGTTCGACAGGTGGATGTAATAGTCTATGTTCTTCTTGAACCAATCGTAGTTGTCAGCAATCTTGGCCTGCCATGACAATCTCTGTAGCGGTCTGCCGGTCGGCACTTCCCGCTTGGTCAAGTCAGACTTGTCCGGTGCGTTGATAGTATTTGCCATTGGCTGGTAAATTACTAACCGTATGGAGACGTCATACCTTGTGCCTGTGGAGCATACCTACCCTCACTGGTGAATAATGGCCTGCTGTAAAAGCCTTCATCGTCTTGCTGTACACGGCTTTCTTCGCGGTAGGCGTTTTCTTTAAGCATGAACATAGCTATCCTGGCAGCTGATAATCTGTCAGCGTTCTTCTCAGGATTGTACTTCTTCATTTCCCGAAGCATACCTATGTCATAGCACCGGTGTATGTTGAGTATGGGTTTGCCGTCTTCTGTGTACCCTCTCACCTTAGTGTGCCAGTTGACGAGATAGGTGATACCCAACCTTGCTTTCTCCGTACTCATGTTCATGAAAATGGCACGGTTTCTCTGTGCCGATGTAGTGGTGTACTCCTTATTGTTGCCCATCATCTCTGGTTCACGTTCCAGCTTGTGCAGTAGCTTGTTAGTCTTGGCATAGTCTACTATCCCCTGCCCACCACCGGCTATCTCCGATTGGATGGAGCAATTGTACAAGTCAGACAGCATGAATAGATTGGCGTAGGCTGTATCTAAACTTTGTGGCCGGCCAACGTACCATGCTACTGGTAGCTCTTCATCCACAGGGCTTAGCTGGTTGAATTGCTTCCATACCTGTACCACGAACAAGGACGTGAGGTCTTCGCTCTCTTCCTTATAGTATGGGTCAACTACAATTTGGTACATACCATCCGGTACGCTACCACGCTGGTCACGGAACGGGGAGGCTACTATTGTCACGCAGCCTTCAAGGTCTCCTTTCTGGTTATGTGGGTATTCTTCCACTGGCTTGGCCACGTCTTTAGGCTGAGGAATAAACACTACGCCCAGCTTTTCATCCCGGGTGAGTTGCCCGTGCCGGAGCATACCTTGTATGGCCTGTTGGGTTTCTATGCGCCGTATTTGGGCTTCCACTTCTGCCACGTTGAAAGAGTTGCGCTTGAGACGCTTGAAAGCTTCAGATGGTACGATTGGGTACTCAGCCTTATGTCCATCCAACACATTCGGGTCTTTGGCCTTCTTCTTCTGCAGCCTAATCTTTTTCTCACTCTCAATGGCCATGGCTATGTCAACGTTTCCGTTTTCATCCATGAAGGTGGACTTGGTACGCCACACAGGGCAGAAGTAGCCGCAGGTTGTATTCTCAAAGCCAGGTTCCCACACGTTGGGGAATGCCAGCATGTCAAAGCTTTCTGGGTCATAAAACATATCCTCCAACCCTTCGATGTCAGGGCCTTCCTCGCCACCGGTACCGAGCACAGTCATCTGCCCGACGTAGATGTCACCATCTTTCATAGAGCCTTGTGCCACGTTGTAAGCCTTCTTGATGTTGCGAAATGAGCCTCCTTCCTCAAAGGTTATCTTGCGCCCGCGCTTACCCCTTGTCTTCTCTGGGTCGTCTACTACCACGCCGATTATCTCGCTCATGCTTCCACGCTCAGTCCCGAATGCGTCAATATAGCTAGCCCGCATGTGCATGAGTGTGTTCTTCTTCTGCCTGTTCTTCTTCCAATCAGGGCAGTGGTCATTTATCCAGTCAAGCATGGGCTGTACCTTGTTGAGGATACCATCCACAGTAAGATATTGTTCGATGCCAGCGTAGTAGTAGTTCTTACTACCGTCTACGAATGTGTAGTTGTACACACCATCTTGGGCTTCCATGTAGCTCCAGCCAGCACCTCTTGCTTTGGCGCAGCCTATGTGCTTGGCCCCGGGCGAGTTGATACCCATGAACTCACCCCCATACCAGGCTATGTGCTTAAACCTGTACCATTCGTAGCCTGTCTCGTAGAAACGCGGAAAGCTGAACACCTTTTCAGCGGTCAGCTTGCCTATCTTAGCCTTGCCATTCTTGGCCTCGTTGAATGCTTTGATGCCCACATCGTCCGGCACTTTCCAGATGGGTGTGAAGTTCAGGTAGTGGTAGTGCCTGCCTGTTATCCATGTGTCACCTATCTTGTAGCCTTCACGACAGCGTTTAGCCTCTATGTCCCAAAACTCGTTCCATTCACGGCTGCCAATTGGGGCAAGGCAATACCGGCCACCATTCTTGATAAAGTCTCTGGCTGTGTAGGAGAATTGTGCTGTGTTACTGAGGTTATGCCATCCCATCTTCTTCCTCCTCTACAGCCCCTCTGAGCAGGCTGCCTATCTTACTGAAGTTGATGGCTGTAGCAACTGGAGCTTCAGTCTGTTCTTTCCATTCACCCATACCAGCAGTCTCTTTCCGGCCAAGGGTGGCTGTACCACGAATGCTGGCTTCCCCTTTCAGTTCTTCTTGTACACGCTTGCGGAACTTGTCTACGCTATCATAGGCGGCACCTATACGTTGAAGATTGAGTATGTACTTGGCTGGGTCATGTACCAGTTCGCCTTTCTTGTCTTCTTTTGAGAAGTCTATGTCCTCGAAGTAAGTGTCCATGGCGTCCAGGGATTTCTCTATCGAGCGTAACGTCTTTAGGCTTCGGGATGATTGGAGGAGTAGCTTGTTGTACATGACGTGGGCTTCCATCACAGGCCCGTCAAGGTCAGCTTCGGAGAGTCCGGCAAACCGCATAGCCTCTTCCCTACGCTCGAAGTCCGGCCACTCACGTATGGGGGAGGTGAAGTCTAAGTCAAAGTATATGAATGTTAGCTCTTTGCGCGTTTTGAGTTTAAGGTCACCACGGTAGTCTCCCTTGCTGCCTTTGTCCCTCTTGAGTAAGGCTGCGAATTCAGGAATGAGCATTATCCATTCCTTGTTCAGCTCTACCTGGTAGTTAGAGTCAAGTAAGAATAGTCTCATACGGCAGCCTCCTCTTTGTAAGCAAACACTATGTCAAGTTCGTCTTGTTTCATGTTTCTCAGCACAGTCTGTTCTATCGGGCTGAGTGTGTGGATGTAGTCTTTGAATTGCTGCTCCCGGTGTTTCACGCTTATCTTTCCAAGGTACGGAATGAACACACCCTCCATCCCGCCTGAGCGGATGGTGGTAGCAATGAATTCCCCGTAATGGTGGATGGCGTGTTCTACAACCGAGAGAGCTACGGCCTGTTCATCGGCCACCTCCCGTGCTAAGCGTTTGTTGCATTCGATTGTTGTTGGCTGTGGCATAGGAACGTAGATTGAAGCTGGCCATGGTAACCACTTCCTTCTTGAGGTAAGGTACTGGGTACTTGACCAGCTTGGGTATTGGATTATCAGATGTTGGATGCGGGAAATGTGTGATGCTCATCTTGCCGGGCAGGAACCCCTGGTACTCAAGCATGAGCATGTAAATGGAAAGCTGGAGGCAGTAGTGCTGCCAATTGCAATCCTGTATGTGTGCTATCGGCGGCTTCATCATCTTGCGTGAGCCGTTGGGATATTGATAGCTTTCAAAGTTTAAAGACTCGTTGGTCTTGTAGTCTTCGACGTGGGCATAGCGCTGGATGGTCTCGGACGGATTGGCAAATTCCACTGGATAGTGGGTAAGCAGTATCACCTTGTCACTCCTACCTGCCAGCCTATAACCGTGGTGCCAGAGCTTAGCCTCAGTGTACACACCGTCTGGCCTATTGTACCATGGGTCTGTTTCTTGTATCAGCCCATCATGTACCGGCACCTGTCTGTCGTCGTAGATGTCCAGCATACGTGTTTTCAGTATCAGCTCTTGCTGGTCGTGTATGTTGTTGCCGCGTATCTTAGACTTCTCGTTTTTGGTGGCCCATTTGTCTTTCCAGTACTCAGGTGTCATTCCATGCTTAGCAGCATACCCAATAGCCACAGTGTCAGCATCGAAATGGTTACCGAACTTCTCCACGAGCTGTGAAGCTGAAGTGTAACGCATGCCCTGCAGTGAGTACAGGTGCTTGCCATCGTCGTAGTCTACGGGTATGTGCTTAGCCGGTTCTGTCATGATTTAATGCTTAGGTTTAGCCTGTGTTGTGTCCATGGCAGCCTTGTACTGTTTTTCCACCTGTTCATTGATGGTCTTTACCAACTCGGTAACTACCGTGTGTTCAGCATTGCTTTTGTCCAGGCTGTAGGACAAGGCCTGTAACTGCTGCACAGAAAGTGTGATGGTGTAGGACGTTGGTGGTGTCGGTTTGTTGTCACCTGTCTTGAAGGATAGTAATAGCAGTGATAGTACTGCTGTGAGCTTTAGGTATTTCATACTGTATGGTTTACTGGATTATCGTGTAACGACTTTGACAGCATACATCTGGGCTGTCTCAAGGTTAGTTTTGGCTATTGCGGCGAGCCTAAGTACGTCACCCTTTTGCGAGCTTTGGACTAAGGTGAAGTAACTATCTATTTCTTTGACTTTAGCTGTGACGTGTATGTCAATTTCGTCAAAAGCATCGGCAAATACTTGCTTAATGGCGGCCACATCAGCACGTTGTCCGGGGTTAAAGGAAACAGACATCACTTCTTGCCCACGGGTGTAATCTGGTTTGTTGATACTGTTTTTAATCAGCCTGAAGTTATCTGCCAGGGTTTCTAATGATTCCTCAGGATTAGTAGTTTTGGAGAGTATGTATTCCCCAAAAGCTAAAAGGTCTTGTTCTGTGTAGAGTTTCATACTGTATAGGATATTGGATTATTGATTAGCAACGGCCACTACATCGTTTTCGTCGTAGCATCCCTAATATACCCCACGAGTCGATAATTAGGGGCAGGTTTAACTTTCCTTTAACACAATTTCCCATCCGTATCTTTGAGTAGGCTGGTTAAGAAGTTGGTTGGCCCATTCCACTCCAAGCCTGCCATCCAGGGCATCATGCACCACGATGAAGTCTCCTTTGCCGTATTCCACGGCAGGGTTGCACGTACACGATGTGTCAAGGCTGTGGGATATGGAATCGTGTATGGGGATGACGTGTACCATAGGTAAGCCCCCAGTTGTTAGCTGAGGGCTGGTGATTAAGTGGTTGGTGCGCTGAGAAGTGATTGTCCTACATTGTACATGCGTACTGTAGCCTCTGCCGGCCAGTTGATGTCTACGTCGAGGTCGTATTTTACAACTTTGCCGCAGAAGTGTATGCCACGGACATGGGCTGCGATAAGTGAGGTGCGAGGTTGCCCGATACCCTTGCCATCAACTTGGTAATCCTTCTGCTCGATACGCAGCCTAACCTGGTCGTGCATCTGGAAACGTGAGGGCAGTAACTGCACCTTTTGGGCGCTCTCGAGGTCAAAGCCTACGCCTGACCATGTAGTAGTGACAAATACCTTAGAGCTGTCCTTGCTGAGAGAGAAAGACTTGATGTTGCCACGCATACCCACAGAGTTAGTAATCATCTCTCCGATGGTGAATGTTTGGTTGTCGCTTAAGCGTTCGATGGAGTGCGGTGTGAAGTCGCTATTGTAGCTGACTACGGTGAAAGTTGACATGGGGTAGATAGACTGCTTAGCCAGTCCCTGCTTCAGCCCGCTAATGTAGGCAAACTGAAGATGGATGGAGTGGGCTGTGTATGGAGCAAGGTTACTAAGTGTGAGTCAAAGTCGTGGGCGCTTTGTCGCAAATGTAATACGAATATGCGACAGCTCAGAGCCTAGATGGTAAGCTGGGTAAGGGATGTAGGCTGATGGAGAGCCGAGTGGGTGTGGGTAACCTGGGTAGGCTGCAGTGAAGGGGTGTGTGTGTCGTCTGGTGGGGCAGCAATCAGGTTAGAGGGATGACCCACTGGTAAGTGATGCGTGTTGGTAGGGGCGGGTATCAAGATGGGGAAGATGCCTAGCCTCATAGTAAACAGGATGCGTGTTGTTCGATGGGGGTACCACCTCCCGATGAACGCCCCGGCTAAGTTTTGGCGGGAAAGGTACCGGTGGCCTTGGAATCTTCAAGATTTCAGGGCTGGCCGGAAATTTCAGTGCCGGAAAGCATTCTTAATTCACATCAAACAACCAGCGGCGGCTGGACAACACGCGTATGTTATGTCAAAGTTTGTAATTGGTAATCTGGAAATTGAGCTTAAAGACAGCAAAGGCCGCATGGATTTTAAAGGCGCAATGGCCATCTTTAACAAGCGTAAAGCTATCAACCGTGCTGACGCTGATTTGGAAACACGCAGCAAAATGAAATTCTTGGTGTCCAAAGGCGGCGACGAGAACACCAACGTGGTTAATGCCACAAGGCGTGATGGTACGTTGGTAGAGGCTTACAATGGTGGCACGTTGAGCAAGAAGATTTACAACGTTGAGGCCGTTGACATGGAAGCTGTAGCACGGCTTACACCTGTATTAGCTGCAGCTAAAGACGCAGAAGACGCTGGTGACAAGGCGTTGGCCAGCGATTTGTACACGTATTTCCTGAACAGGACACAGGTGAGCTTCAGCATCCTGAGTACCAACAGCCTGTTCAACAGGAACTTGCGTGGCGAGGAGATTGTGGCTTACGTGGACTTGGTGAAGACCGAGAATGGCACGTTGCTTACGCTGGATGGTGGCAGCATTGTGGTGAAGGAGGCAAGTGCTGGTGCGAGTGTTGCAGGGTTGGCTACCAATCCGTTTGCAATGCTGTCCAAGAAGGCAAAGACAGGCGGTGATGGCGAGAACGTGGTGCGCCATGCGATTGTGTTACCTGAAAGCGAGGCAGCAACCGCTTAGTGTGTTGGCTGGAGAGGGAGGAGTGTGCCAAGGCAGCTCTTCCCTTACACAGCCTGGGAATGTGAGAGTGACGAGCGAGAGACGTGAAGAGTGAAACGAGGATGTATGGCCCCTGCCTGATGGTGGGGGCTTTTTAATTCACAGTTTAAATCGTAATGTATGAAACGTATCTGGATTGAGTGCTGGCAGCAGGGGCGGATTGTCTACCGTATGCTGGGCACGACCTTGAGCCTACAGGCCGGGGAGAGCATCTTTGTGAACGGGGTAGAACACCGCGTACACAGGGCATAGGAGGATAGGTGTTTGATGATAGCCTGGGCTGCAGAGTGTATCTGCAGGCCTGGGCTTTTTTCACGGGCCCGGTCTGGACTCGTCAGCTGGCTGGTTAAGGTTGGCTGCCGTGGGCCTGACTCGTCAGTCTTCATCTGTGGGTGGTTCAAGCTTCGGCTCGCCAACAGGGTTGCCGGACTTGTCAACCATCTTGACATTCTTGGGGTACTTGCTGATACGGCTTCCTCGGAAGATGTAGGCAGGGTTCACCCAGTAGGTATTCTTGCGCTCTTTCCGCTCCATGATGATACGGTTGGTCAGGGCCTTCCTCGCACTATAGAAGGTGGCGCGGGACACGCCCATGGTCTCCATGTACTTCTCCTCCTCAAGCTCGATGACGTCAGACTCATACTGAATCTTGGCAACAATGTACATGAACATATCCTTGGCTGCGGAGGGCAAAGTGGGAAAGATGTTCAACAGCCCATTGTCGCTGTACACTGAGGCTTTGGAGTTAACCTCGAACTTGGTGTAGGCAAATGTCCGGGAATTACTCAGGGACATATCAGCAGGAGCGCCTGCAGGGCGTAACTCAGCAGACTTCCAGATAGCATAAATGGTGAAATCCAGAGCTATTTGGACAAAAGGGTTCTCTTCAGGAGTTTTCTTAGCCATTTGTCTAAGGTTTTTTTGATTTTGTGGGGTATGGTATAATTCCTTGGACAAAGGTAGGGGTATCAGTGGAAAAACCCGTAGATAAATCACAAAAGGTTAGACAAAAATGTACACTGTATTTTATATAGAGTACATTTTTCATTATCTTGCACATCAAATACATAACATCATGAGCCTAACTAAAGGACACCAACGGGAAATGGCCAAGCTTGGCCTCGACCCAGCAAACAAGGAACACATTAAACGTTACCGGGCTGACCTCAGGGAACAGCAGCGCTTGGTTGAGGCTAATTTTGAAAGAACTAAAGAATTAAAGAAGTTAGCTACCATCAACTGGTTGCAACAAGCAACAGCCCAGCAGCTAATCCGGGCTATGTCTACTGCCTTAAACCGGACGGAAGTTACCGGCATATCCGAGCCAGCCTGGTTCACAGTGCAACACGAAGGCATGGAAATTTCAACGTACATACACTTAACAGAGCTATTGCCGTGCATACTGGCTAAGCTTGAGCATGTAGAGTTGGCTAAATTCTGTAGTGAGTTGTAATCTTTCTATCGACCTCTCGAGCAGCCTGCACCATCGCCTCACACAAACACTGCTTTCCCATTCCTGGACACCATTCCCATTCTGGGACTATCCTATCTATCCCTCTCTCCTCCCCATCCTTCCCTCAATCTCACCCTCATCCTACCAGGATTTACCCTTACATTTGCCACAGCCCTGCCTCGTCAACAGGCTGAGGATTCACAACATTGACCACAAACTCACAACTCTTTCACATGAAATCCATCATACAACGCTGGCTGGGTTTTGACAGGCTCATCAAAGAAAACATTCACCGGGGAGCTGAGCTTACCGAGTGTCGCTACCGACTGTCCCAGGCTGAGAAAGACATCAACACACTCAGAGAATCCCGTAACCAGTTGACCACGCTCTCACAGCAGCTGTCTGACAGAGTCCGTTCCTTGGAGTTTTCAACCTTCAATGGCAGCTCACCACGTAAACGGGTACACCGGGAGCCAGAAAGCGACCTGGTAGTCAGCCATGTCTCTCCCATCAAAGTAGCACCATCTCCGGCTTTAGACAAGCCTTACACAACTCAGCAATAGGCTGGTGATAAACAACATTCCTTACACAGCCTAACAACACTGACATGACCATCTTCGTATTCGGCTCCAACACTGAGGGCCGCCATGGCAAGGGTGCAGCGCTCGAAGCCCGTAGGCACTGGGGCGCTATCTACGGGCAGGCTCGTGGCTTGCAAGGCCAGTCCTACGCCATCGTCACCAAAGACCTGTCCCGTGGGCAACGCAGCATCCCGCTTGATGCCATAGCAGCCGAAGTGAGAGAATTCCTCTACTTCGCCAGCCTACACCCGGAGCATACTTTCAAGGTAGCGGCAATAGGCTGTGGATTAGCTGGATACTTACCCTCAGAGATAGCACCAATGTTCACCAACAGGACACCCAACGTTGAGTTGCCGGCCCTGTTCTTAAACCATTTGGCATGAAAGAGCGCACTATGGCAGGAGCCATGACCGAGACTCTACTTGACCTTGGCCAACATATCTTAGCACGAAAGTGGCAGCAGTCTCTCACTGAAGACGAGTGGGCTGACACAGTAGCCAGATGGAAGCTCATAACCAAAGACACCCCACGCCTTAGCTGGCACTACAGCACCATCGCATCCTCGTCTATAGCTACAGAGAGGGTGTACAGAGAGATGGTGCTTGAAGAAAACTTTGACTAAATTCCTTAAAAATTTCTGCTAAAAGATTTGGCAATTCCAACTAATGCTCCTACTTTAGCAGCCTGTTAACAATCCGTATAAGCCTATAAGCTCTGTACACGTCGCCCCAAGCTGGGGGCAATCTACAAACACATTCATTCACAGCCTACTCAGGCACAAACCCATTGCCATGCACATAATTGGCATAGTCTGCTACTGGTTAGCAGCAATCATCGTATTCTTCCTACTCAAGCTGGTTTTTTACGAAGAAAAGTACCAGCAAAACTGGCTTAACGTCATTACACGCGCATTCTTTGGAATCGTTTGGCCTGGCACCATATTTATGGCAGCCGCCCTAGCCTTGGCATATTTCATTTCAAAAATCTTTCCCAAGTACAAGCCACCCAAATGGCTATAAACTAACCTATGGACTTCACAGCAATCAATTACATCACACAAGCCTACCTCTGTTCGCTGCCGGTGGTGGTAGGCGTAGCCATGCTCACGCTGATGGCCAGAGATTGGTGGAAACGCAAATTCAAATGATATGAAACAATCAATCACAATCCTGTGTCTCACAGCCATTACTATCCTTGATACCATATACAATCATGGAGTGGGGGAGTCACTTGTGCTATGGCTTGGTTACGGGGTATACAAACTATTTAAACATAGAGACAACACCTAAACTGGAAATCCCAGCAGAACTACGGCCAAGCATACACGTTCAATTTCCAGCTAAAAGCTTGAGAGATGAGCTGATAGACTTCATTGCATGGCTGCAATGTAGTATGGCTCCAGATTATCCACAAGAGCTAGCAAGAGAAACTTATGGTATAGTAGTAGACAAATACTTACAATCAAAACATTCAACATGACAACAACAATCCACGGAGTGACAATCACCCTCACACCTGAACAAATCGAAAAAATAGAGCAGCAGCAAGAGGCTCAAAAGGAGCTGTTGAAAAAGTTTAAGGTAGGTACCCGGGTGATATGTACAACTAATGTGTTTACCAATGGTATACAGTGCAAAGGTATGTTAGGCACCATAATAGAAGTACCTGCATTCCCACATCGTTCTTATAAAGTGCAATTTGATAGGTTTATTGGGCCAACAGCTTGTAGTGCAAATACTTTTGAGCTTGTTCCCGAATCCATCACAGACATGGTGAAAAGCTGGGAAGATGCGGTTGAGTTGGTGCAGCCTTTGTACTGGGCAACACATCGCGGCATGATAGATAATTATACCCTCTTTGTGCATGGCTCTAGTAATCATTTAACTGTACCATCTGAAGCCCGAGCCAAATCAGTGCTGGCCTATTGTAAGCTGGCTGTGATAGCTGAAGCATTGAATGAAGGATGGAGCCCTAATTGGAGACAGTATAACCAATCAAAATGGCACATAGTATTAAACCATGATAAGAAATGCTTAGAACCATGGTATAACTGTTACGTGCAATTTAGCGTATTGTACTTTGCTTCTGAGAAGCTGGCCCAGCACACCATCACCCATTTCTCTCAACTCTGGTACGATTACTTCATGGTTGAAAACCCCAACAACAAACAGCTATGACAGCACACATCATCCACAACATTGCCCGTGCCGACCGCTTAGCCAATATCACTAAGCAGGCTGACGAACAGGGCTTCGAGTTTGAGATACACGCAGCCACGATAGACGAGGACAATCCTGTCCGTGGCTGCCACTTGTCACACAGGAAGATAGTCCAGATGGCTAAAGACGAGGGTTTGCCTTATGTCTGGCTTATGGAAGACGATTGTGTGTTCACGGCCCCAGGAGCCGCTGATTGGTTTGTAAATGAAAAACCTTACCCCTGTGCAAGAACTTCTGTACATACAGGGGGCGTGTATGGAACACATAAGGTTTATTTCAAAGGCAGCTGCTGGTGGTTACTCCATTCTATGTCTGGCACACATTGTTATATCGTGTACCAGAATTTCTATGACACCTTCTTAAACATGGATGAGAATGAGCACTTAGATGTGGCCATTAGCAAAGAGACAGAAAAGCTTAATGCTTTAATACCACAGGGGACAGCATCTGCTCCAGATTCTAACAAATTTCATCTCACTATGCCAGCCAAGATGATAGCACTCCAGATGCCGGGCTACAGCGACATCTTGAAGAAGGACACAGACTATAACAACGACAGGTACTTGTGGCAGTATGAGTTGTGGAAAGGGGAGGACGTATGAAGATAACTGAAAACGGAGCCTGGCTCAACGAGACAAATGAAGGGCACTGCTTTGACGAAGCGTTGGCTGACGCTATAGAGGATTTCATGTGGGAGAACAACCTGTGGACAATGCTGGACTTAGGCTGTGGAGAAGGAAAGTATGTGGCCCGCATCAACGCATTCCCAGGTATGATGGCTATAGGCTATGACGGCAATCCACACACCAATTACCCCATGTGCCAAGTCGCTGACCTATCACAGCCCTTTTACTACAATGCCCAGCCAATGGAAGGGCAATACCCTGACTTCATCCTCAGCCTTGAAGTGGGAGAACACATTCCAGCCCAATTCGAGGACACATTCCTTGACAACGTAGTCAAGTATGCCAAAGACTGGATTATCCTGAGTTGGGCTGTACCTGGGCAGGGAGGAGACGGGCATGTGAACTGCAAGCCTAACGGGTACATAACCGGGGCTATGGAACAACGAGGCTTTGAGATTCATCTGGCTGAGACAGACAAGATGAGGGCAGCCTCGACATTGCCGTGGTTCAAAGACACATTGATGGTGTTCAAACGTATATAACGATTTCAGGGTCAGAGCGGTAGCCAATCCGTGTAATTCCCTGACCTGGCGTCCCAGTGATGGATAGCCGGGAACAACTCACCCTTTCTAAGTTAGCCCGTGAGCAGCCTTGTGCATACAGTGTGGCACCTAATTTCTTCGTGGGCAAGGTGGCCCATCAAACAATCTTAATTCACATTTAAACATCCAACTATGGACAAGCTAGCGTTGCTATTCGGCTTCCTGAGCGGCTTTGCTCTGGGAGTGGTTACAATCCTGTGGCTAAAGTATGCCAAGAGACAGGAACCAGATGACGAATTTATTGATGACAGCGACCTTGAGGAAGGATATGCTGTTGAAGGCTCGGTACATCCTGATTATTTAAGCACAATCGCGGAGGAGCCATGGTATTGACTATTGCAGCCGGCCCAGGCAATTGGAAAGTGGAATATTCCATCATCCCGGCAGACACTGACAGTAAGACCGTGGTGTTGCACAGCCTACACTATGTTATGCCCCCACTGTATGATGGTGATGAGCCTTGTTACAGCGATGACATGATGCTTATCCTCGGGGCCATACAGCTATCAAGGTTTGAAAAGCTGACATGGTACACACACCAACAGCAAACCCTCCTTACACAGCCTGAACCAACTGATGACAGTTGTTGGCTGGATAAAGTAACAAACGGGTGGGCAGATTTTGATACAAAAACAGATTAACTAATTACCAGCAAGGGTCTTTAGGCGAGAACAGACGGTGAGCAAGATATGTGTGCATGAACGTCTGTGAGATAGAATTGGGGAGCCACCCCAGTCTCCCCTTGGCTGGTTTTAAACTATTGACATGAAACCAGAAATCATAACCAGTAGCCAGCTTACAGTAGAGCAAAGGCTGGAAGTGTACAAGGCAGCTTTAGAAAGTCTTCATTTGAAAACCAAAGACTTTTGGCTGTGCATACTTGTGAAACAGGTAGCTGGTAATTTGGATATTCTCCCTTACTGGCAAAGTAAACAAATATCAGCTGACTACCCAGAACTGTTTGCACAAAAACCTCCACATACTCATTATGAGACAAGTAGGTGGTGGGAAGAGTATGATAAGCAATCACGTATTAACGCTCTCAGGGCAGCCATTAAGTTGACTGAAGAAGGAGTGTACCCATGAGAAGGAGTAAACTGACAACTGAAGAAAGGTTAAGGGTTTATGAAATAACATTAGAAGTTCTTGAAGACTCTATGTATCCTCATTATGTATGCTTATTGCTGGATGACGTAGCTGATGAAAAGCTAGGGTACAAACCTAAGCTTACAATGGACACAGATAAAGACTTTCCAGAGTTCTATGCTCAAAAGCCCTTTGATGCAGAGTTTAGTTGGTGGCCAGTCAATGACAAAGACTCACGCATTGAGGCTTTACAAGCTGCAATTCAACTATGTAAGGAGGCTCTAAAATGATAGCACACGAGTACGTTTATGACTTCATGCTGGCAGGCCGGTGTGAAGTCACATTCAACAACCTATCTACAGGTAACCAGTTCAAAGTCTTCATCTATGGCTGGCCAAAGCACACTTCTGTCAAAGACACACGGTCTTTTACACGCTGGTATGTACGTGACGCAGGCTTCAACAAAATTGGCTATATACGCGGTGACGTGTTCATCCCAGAGGGTGATAGGCGTGAAAATCAGCGTAAGTTCCGATGGATATGGAAGCATGTAGTAGCTAAGACTATACCCATAGAGATGGAAGTAATGCATCACAACAAGTGTGGCCGGTGCACACGCCCACTTACAGATGCCGAAAGTATCAAACGTGGGCTGGGGCCAATATGCTTTGCCAAGATGGGCCAAGTACCAATGCCCGATAGCTATTATGCAGCCCATGCCGATGAAGGAGAGCCTGATGATATAGACGAAGACGATAATGAACCAATAAACACAGAACCATGGATAGATACGACATCTACGACAACAGACTTGCCCCTGGGGATACCATCTGTTTTTACAGTAAAGGAAGACTACAGCTGGGAAGGGTATCCAGCATCAGTGCCAAAGGGACGGTAAGGGTACAGGCTGTGAAATCAAGAAAGGTGGATGATAGATGCGTCCCCAGCATTGACATCGTTTACAGCCACATTCAACAACCAATCAAAACACACCAAATCATCAAGGTATGAAGAAATCCAAGAAACAAGCAGAACGCTTACGAGCCCGCATCGAAGACTTTAACAACATCAAGGCCACAGGGGGCTCTGCCAAGAAGAAGCAAGTCAACAGGTCTGAATTTACCCGTCCGGGGAGTTTAAAGAAATAACTATGAACGACAACAAAACAGAGTATCTCTCACTCTACCTCACTAAAGAGGACAAGGCCAAAGTTGAGGCTATGCGTGACAATTATGCCATGCAACTGGAAGTGGTAAAGAAAATCTTCACACGGGAAAAGGATTGGATGAAGCAGGAGTATCAGCTACTTAGCGAGGAAGTATTGAAGTACAGAGCCTTGCTTCTCACAGCCCGACAGGAGTTTACAGCTGCACAGGAAGAACACACTACTAAACTCGATGAGTTCTGGGAGGAGTTCTTTGATAGGCTGCCAAAGCTAAAGGACAAGGTGAAGCAGGCTGTGCATGAACTGCAGCCTATCACCACAGCCGTAAAAGAGCTAAATGTTATCCTTGAGGGGGTAAGTGCTTGGCGTATCAAAGACATGATGTCTGTGGTTGAGCAGGTGCAGGCTCTTGGGCCAGAACGGCTACAAATGTTGCAGATGCTGATTGAGAACTTCAAGCAGCCGAAGCTATGAAGCAGTACATGATATTCTTCAGGGAACTCGACCTCGAACATTACGTGTTCAACGGTGAATGGCCCATTGCCATCGGCCCACACAGTCTACCATTCGGGGCCAAGGACTTTGTTACAACATCAGAGCAGGCCATTAAAAACACAGAGCCTCACATCCCGTTGCTGAATGAGGTGCTGGGCAACGCAAGAAAGAAAACATTCATCATCAACAAACAGCGGTACCAAGTTATCCACCGCGCTAAATTTCTTACACAATGATGTTACTTGACAGTCAAGGAGAGGAAATTGTAGTAGGCTCTGTAGTAGTATGGGCGCCTTCCAGGGTTGTACGTATAGGCAAAGTAGTAAGCATAACTGATTACGGCAACTTGCGTGTACAGGAATACAGGGTAGATGGAAAACAGTTCGTATTTATTCCATTGGAAAAGGTTAAGCTCCTACGTAACAGGGAAGTGGTAATATTCCCTATCACTTTGCCAGACCCTCCAGGCTCTATAGAAACAGACTAATCCTCACTGTTCTCAACCAATCTTTGAACCATGCAAAAGTTTAAATCAGAAGGAGAGCCTACGGCTGTTTACAATGCTGATGAGGCTTGCTTGATTGTAGTGTTTCCCAGCAGGGTTATGGCCGGAGTGTTCATTTATGGCAGCAAGATGGGAATGAAAGGAAGTAAAAAAGTATCACAGTATGTGCATAACCAAGCACGCATCTGCCCTAAGTCTTCAGCCCATCCTTTCAAGATAGCCGTCCGTAATGCCAACAAAGCACAGATAGCTGAGCTTGGAGATGAAAACTTCATCATCAAAGATGACAGGTATGCCAGCCAGATACTGATGACGCAACGTGCAGGCTACAGAGCCAAAGGAGCAATAACGCAAGCCACGATGGCACGATAATCCAGATGACAGGGTAACACCGTTTCCTTAGGGGATAGTCTGATACCCCGGTGTAGGCGTGAGCTTTATCCGAGGACAAGGCAGGGCAGCAGGAGGCCGAGAGCAAGATTTCCTGGCTCGGACATTACAAACGGGCGTGGTGGCTTGCTATTCTTCGGGATAACTTAAACGTTAGTAGTGAACCAGGGAGCTGTCCTGCTTACGGGGGTGTATTTGGATTTGATTTCAGGTAACAGAATAGTATCACATGCAAGGCTTGGGAGAGCCAAACCACTCCTAAACAACAACCGACAAACGTCAACAAGAAGGCGCTGCCATCATCCGTATGGCATTCGCTGCTGACAAGGCTATCGCAGCCTAATCACTTGCCAGCCCGGCACTTCAACAGGGCACAAACCAGTGTTTCCAGTTTCACTCAAAAGCTGGTGGTGGAGCGGTCACAATCGTGTGGCCCCAATTACGGTGCAGCAGTGATGCAGTACTAAGCATGTAAGAACGGTATTAGGCTTTGCAGGAAAGACGGGGGTTCGACTCCCCCCACCTCCACTCTCACAAGCAGTTGATTTGGTTTTTCTCGCCTGGTGTTTCTACACCGGGCTCTTTATTCACACTTTAAACACGTACCATGAGTACAACACCAGTATCTGCACTTATCAACATCCACGGCCAGAGCCAAGTTGAGATAGTGTTTAGTGCCCTCTCACTCTTTGAAGCTACAAAGAGCCAGATGGCTAAAGAGGTAGAGCCTCTTGTCCGCAAGAACATTGAAGACCTTAATCTGCAAGAGAAGCTTGCACAGGTTACTACTATGGAACAACTCGATAAGGTCGAGGTGGATTTCATGCCGACCAGCGTGCGGGAAGCACTTGCCAGCCAAATTGATGCGTGTGACACGCTTACGGACGTACAAAAAGCATGGTGCTACACCCATTTCCTGTTCTCTTTCTACGAAGCAGCCGTACACATTGTCCAGAAATCATTTGCCAAGAGGGCGCAAGAACTGGCTAATTCCAGCCGAATAATCAAACCATAGTTGTATGGAGAAACTTAAAGATTTCCTCAGGCTGGATAAACTTGAGGTGGGAGACACTGCTGTCTCCTTAGCTGAGGCAGCCGGGGTGCCCAGGGAAGTGGTACTCAGCTGTGCTGACAAGATAATAGCCTTGCGCTTGGAGTTTGAGCCTGTATTGCTGGCCCATCTTATGCAGATTGATTACTTCAGCCCAGGGGGATTTCCATGGCTGCCGGTAAGCTATTACAAAGAAATCACTGACATGCTTGACAACGAGTATCCAGACTTAAGTCCTGTGCATAAGGCAATCATCTGGGTGATGGAGAGTATGGAGATGATTGACTGGGCCCAAGAAAACGCTAACAGGCTGATGACAGACCAGATATTAAAATCGCAAAATGGAAAAGACACAAACCAACAGGCCACTGAGCCACAAGGAGATTAAAGAGTTAAAGCCATCTGTAGGATTGGCTTACACACATGAGCACCCCAACCGCGCACAGCGTAGACTTATCAAGCAGACTTTGCCATCCAACAACCGTAAGACTACTAAGGGTCGCAAACGCCAAGTAGCAGACATCATGGCCCCTGAAATGAAGTTTGGGGAAAAGGTATTGGTGCCTACAGGCTTTATAAGGCGCATACTGCACCGGGTTGCAGAGGCCAAGAAGGACAGGGCTGTAAGCAAAATGCAAGACAGGATATACGCTGCCCGCGAGCCTAAGGACATAGACTTGGGGTAATTGATTGACAGATTAAACGACACAGATGTTTGGATTTTTGAAACGTAAGAAAGAGCCCCAAGACCAGCTGGGGACGGAACATGCAGTACATACAAGCTACATGGACTTTGAGCTGGTAGTAGGCCAATTTGAAGGGCTAACTGACAGGGCTAAGGCCACACTGCTATACAGGCTGGTGGAAGTCATGCCTTACAAGGTGGCCATGACATTGCTTAACTACTTAAAAGGGAGGTTGTATGGTAACAGTGATGACAGCCGACAGGGAAAAGGTAATCCTCCGGGAGGTAAGAAATCCCCCACCGCTGGTAGGGCCGAACTGGTACACGCCGATGCACGGTAAGCTGTCCAACGTACGGTATGCAGCCTACACACGTAAGGCCGTACCAGACCCGGAGAAACTAAAGCAACAGCTTGCAGCCGACCCTGACATACACATCTACACCATTGTATCCCACAGCCCTATACTGTCAGAGACAGACGAGCGGGCCATAGCCGCAGGGCAGAGGCGCTCACAGCTTGAAGATAGGCAGCGTGTGAGGATTGACGATGAGGGGTACATAGACGAGTTTGGGTTCTATGTGTATGTCGTGGCCAGGCTGGGCTACCAAGAAGACGAGGACAGGCGGTACGACAGTGTACCTGAGCCTGAATTATTCATGATTGAACACGAAGAGTATGACGTACGTGATAGGCAACCCCACAGAATGGAAGCCGGGCTATAATCCTGGCAACTGGAAAGACTTTGTGGATTGGGTAGTGAAGCTGCTGGAGGTAGAATTCGACATCGAAACCAATCCATCCGACTGGTGGTGTGACAAGCAAGTCATTACTGTACAGTTTGGTTGGCAAGGGACGGAATGGGTACTTCAATGGAGTGGGCTAAATGACAGCCAGAAGGTGCTTATCAAACAGGCTCTCGAAGCCAAACGCTTGACCAAGCTCATCCACAATGCCCAGTTTGAATGTGTGGTAATGCTATTTCACGGTATACGTATTCAGAATGTGTATGACACTATGTTGGCAGAGATGGTGTTGCAGGGAGGCGAGCATGAAGTAGGCTATGGCCTTGACGATGTATGTTTTCGCTACCTGCAAATTGTACTTGACAAGAGCCAGCAGACAGCGTTCGGTGACAACATACTCACGCCTGAGAAGGTGGTGTATGCTGCACAAGACGTGAAACACTTGGCCAACATACGTAAAGCCATCCGTGAGCAGGCTGTGAGATTGGAATACGGCACTTTTGACAAGGTAGTAGAGCTGGAGAACAACTGTGTGCCAGCCTTTGCCGAGATGGTGTACCATGGAATGGAAATTGACCAGCCGTGGTGGAAGAGCCTGCAAGCTGAGGTTGAACCCTTAGTGGCCGCGGCACAAACTAAGCTAAATGATTGGCTCAATCAGGAGCCATTCTACACTAAAGCCTTAGAGCTGGGGTACATCCATACCAAGGACAGGCTGTTGCTCAATTGGGCATCCCCCAAGCAGAAGTCACAAATGTTTGCTGACATCTACCCAGACTTGCCCGGTACGTCCAAAGCCGTGCTTCAACGCTGGCAGAGTAACAAGCTTAAAGCCCAGGAGCCGGTGCCGCATTGGCTGCCGTATTACCTGGATGGGGACACGTCAGAGGTGACAAAAGACTTGATGGATAACCACCGGGAATACCTAATAGCCAACCAACAGCTTGTGCCGGCTGGTACTCCCACCATCAACTGGGGCAGTGTGGCTCAGGTGCTCCCCATCATCCAGTGTGTGGAAAAGGTGACAGACTTGTCAGCTGAAAGCCTTGGCAGGACGAGCCATCCAATAGTGGCTGACTATGAAGAGTACAAGGATACAGATAAACTTATCACAGCCTTTGGTGAAGCTTGGTTGGCCAAATATGTGGAGCCGGATGGTAAGGTGCGCACACGCTTCAGGCAAGTGCTGAGTACCGGGCGGACAAGTAGTAGTTCTCCCAATCTTCAACAACTGCCAAAGAAGGAAGCCGTGGGTACCAAGTACAAGAATGCTTTCATTCTGCCAGCAGGATGGAAATGGGTAAGCACAGACTTTGTGAGTGAAGAATTGGTAATTGTAGCCTTCCTGTCCAAAGAGCCTATTTGGCTTGAGGCATTGGAGAAGGGCCAGGACTTGCACAGCTCTGTAGCCGAGGTAGTGTTTCAAAAGAAATGGAAGGATGCTGCTGAACGTGATTGTGCCTATTACAAGACAGACAAGGATGGTAAGATTTCCAAGCACAAATGCTCCTGTAAACGCCATAAGTATATGAGAACGGCCACTAAGACTGTGAACTTCATGCTTATCTACGGCGGTGGCCATTTTAAGCTGGCATCTACTCTCCGTATACCGGTACCAGAGGCTATGCAGATAATCAACGACTACTTCACAGCCTTACCCAAGCTGAAAGCTGTGCTGGATTATTTTGGAAGGTTTGGCTGCGAGAAAGGCTACATCCAAACTATCAAGCCGTACTACCGTAGACGTTGGTTCCCTAACCATAAATTCTACATACGATTTATTGATGCGCACCTGCAAGGAGCTCAATTCCATGGCGGATTGGGGGAGATTGAACGCGCAAGTAAAAACACCCCAGTCCAAGGCAGTGCAGGAGATATTCTCAAGCTGTCTATGACTAAAGTGTACAACTATATCCATGACAACAAATTGTCCAATCTTGTACAGTTAAAGATGGAAGTCCACGACTCACTTGATACCGCAGCCAGGGAAGACTACGCAGAAACCTGGGCACCCATCCAATCAAGGCTAATGGAAGAAGCTGCAGCTGAGATAATCACTTCAAGCATACTTAAAACAGATACAACAATTACAGACCGTTGGTCTTAAACTTAATTACCATGGCAAGCAATCTTTCAAGCTTGAACGGGCATGTAATTGCTTTGTTCAACATGCACAACCGCAAAAGCCTTAGGCAGCTACAAATGGAGCAGCTGCTTATTAAGAAATTACAATCACAGAAGCCTAAAGCTTGAACAGAGCCTAAAGCTTCACAAACTAATGTAAGATGATAATATCACTATCGGGCTATGCCGGCTCAGGCAAGGATACAGTGGGCAAGATTATCCAGTACCATACTTGGATGCACAAGCATAACATCAAGCTTGAGGAACTAAATAAACACCAGTCTGTGAAAGTTTGGGTTATGGCCAACCATATTGAGGGTTGGGGAAGAATTGACTTTGATACAGCAAGTAGCTGGACGTTATCGGATTGGCAAATCCGTAAGTGGGCCACAGCTTTGCGCAAGGTGGCAGCTATCCTGCTGGGTATGGACGAGCAGTTCTTGTATACAGACGAGTTCAAGAAGATGGAACTACCTGTTAAATGGTTTGCTTGGGGGCTTAAGGTTGTGTCTGGAAAGTTTGAAGGAAAATATCTCTCAACCTATAAGCCATTTGACACACGAGAAGACGCTGAAAAGTATCGTTTATCCGTGTTTGAGCCTGACAAGTTTGAAGTAGTACACCGCCCAATGACAGGCCGTGAATTCCTTCAACGCCTTGGCACTGATGCTGTCAGGAATGGCTTACATGTGAACACTTGGGTGAATGCGTTGATGAGTCAGTATAAAGCAGTTGGTTTTATGATTTTCCCTAATTGGGTTATCACAGACACACGTTTCCTGAATGAATTAACTGCAGTGAAAGATGCTGGGGGTGTGACAATCAGGGTTAACCGTGGCCAGCCAGCTAATCAACATCCATCTGAAACAGCCCTTGATAACGTCCAGTTCGACTACACCATTGACAATAATGGTACTATTGAAGAGCTCTCAGAACAAGTTGCATCTATACTTAAATCTCTAAACATTTAACGAAATGGAAACCTCAACACACACTCTGCCCAAGACACAGAAGTTCATTAAAGTAGAAACCTTAGACCCGTCGTGCCGTTGCTGTGGCAGGGGTAAAGAACACACCTGTGATGCATGTCAAGACAAACTTGAAGAAGGTTATGCATTCTTGCTTGAATGCACAGACAGTAGCGTGGCCAGAGCCAAAAGACTCACAGGATTTGCTGTGATGGTGAGGGCCAAAGGCTACTTTGAGAACAAAGAGGCTGAACACCCAATGGAGCCCGGCATTTATTTCATTCGTAAATCCGACTTAAAAGCATTCCTACATGAGCATTACAACAGACTTAATCCAGCCAGGGAATATCCAGCTAAGTTCCTCAACTCCAGCCCCCGCCGTGCCGGAAATCACACTAACCCCGCACCAGCAAGAAGCACACACCAAGCTACTCTCTTACCTCACGGGTAGTACACCGGCCCCGTTTGCAGTGCTGAAGGGCTTTGCCGGCACTGGTAAGAGTGTCACCGTCGGTAAGCTGGTGGACAGCTTGAAAACGTTAAGGATTGGCCCGATAGGGGTGTGTGCGCCGACCCATAAGGCTGTGAAAGTGCTAAAGCGGCAAGGTATTCTGGGGGTGGATTACCGTACACTACACAGTGCTTTGGCACTGAAAGAAAACACAGACCACCTCACTGGTAAGCGTATCTACATCCCAGACAAGCTCAAAGCTGGTGAAGAGCCTATCGCAGACTTGGAAGTGCTATTTCTTGATGAGACAAGTATGCTGGCCAAGGAGTTGTTTGACAGGATGGTGCCATGGATGAAGAAAGGGCTGAAAGTAGTGTTTATTGGTGACCCAGCCCAAATTCCCCCAGTTAAGGAAAAGGATAGCATTCCTTTCCTGTACGCGGAGAAGTGGGGAGCTGTAGTGGCCGAGCTGAGCCAGACCATGCGGCAGAAAGATGGTAACCCCATCCTTGAGTTTGCCACAGCCATACGTTCAGACTATGAATCTGGTTCTTTCACACCCAGCCAACACCTACTGAACAACGGCGAAGGCATCAGGCTTATCAGCCATGCAGATGATGAAGAAACAGCATTGCTGCAAGAATACTTCGCCTGCAAGGAGTTCGAAGATGACCCAGACTACATGAAAGTAGTGGCTTGGCGTAATACAACGGTGGATAAGTACAATGAAATCATCCGGCACATCATTTACCGTGATGAAGCCCATGTGGCTGACATTATGCAAGGTGAGAGGCTGATAATGGATGCACCGTTCGTACTGAGCGCCAAGAACATCATTACCAGCAACGAAGAGATAGAAGTTGTCAACCTTAGTACAGGCTCTAAGAAAGTCGAGTACAATGACGAAACACAAGCCAAGAGGCTTGACAGCTTCCTCTGCTATTATGCCAAGGGCATCTGGTATACAGATGGTAGAGAAAGAAGTGCTACTATACCCATCATACACGAGTCTGACAAGAGCCGTCTTACCGGGCTTCTCAACAACATGCGCACATGGTCGCTTGAAGCTCCATACCAGTTCAAGGCTGCCAGATGGCGACAGTACTTCAATGTACTTGAAAGCTTTGCATGGGTCAAGTACAACTACTGCCTGACTGGCCACAAGAGCCAAGGCTCAACGTACGACAACTGCCTTGTGCTGAAGTGGGACATCGACTACAACCGCAACATTGAGGAACGTAACAGAATACTTTATGTAGCCTGCACACGGGCTAGAAACACATTATTCATCGAACCTTAAAGCTATGGCAGCAACAACAGACAAAGTATTCATATCCTCCGTGAAGGAGGTTGGAACTTTCTACAGCGGTTTCTCACAAGACACTATCAAGTGTGAGCCCATGTTTTTCAACGCTAGTGTTGCCTACGCTAAGGAACACGGGGGCGTTGTTACACGCTGCTTTTTAGATGCCCTTCCCGAAGGATGGGAAACAGCAGTGTTTGACAGCCGGGTACACATGCTGATGCCGGGATGGTACCCAGCCATTCCAGGTTGGCACCATGACGACGTACCACGTCCAGCCATCCCACCGGGACAGCATTTCATCACAGCCGGGCAGCCTGATTACGATAATCCACGTTACGAGTCTGAACATATTCTCGGGCTGGTGAATGGAGACATCTGTCCCACAAAGTTTGCCCTTGGTCAATGTACCATGCCAGCTATTCCTGAGGGAGAACTTATCTACCGCAGGTGGCACCTTGAGGTAAACAAACTGATAGCTGAAGGCCAGCTTGAGGAGTATTCATCCCCAAGTGGTAAACTGCTGTACTTTGACTGGCAGACATTTCACAGCGGTGTGAAGGCTACAGGTAACGGCTGGAGATGGTTTGGCAGATTGTCACGTAACACTGACAGACAGAACCAGATTACTAACGAAATCAGGAACCAGGTACAAGTGTACCTCGAATTTCCTATGGAGGGATGGTGATGGAACGTTACATACCGTGGTGGGTAGACAGCCAGTTCATCGTACACTGGCTTGAATGGAAAGCTCGTAAGGCATTTGGCTTTGACGAGTACAATTACGCTTATTTCCGCACTGCAGCCAAACAACGTAAGCAGGAACTTAAACAGCAAAAGAATGAAGCCAGTAAACCAAGTTAAGGACGAAATCCAGCAGCAGGCTCACGCAGCGTGGGTCGCTGCTGGTAGAGTCGGGAGTATCGTGGCTGGGACGGGGTTTGGCAAGAGCAGGGTAGCTGTGATGGAGGTAAAAAGGCTGTTAGAAGATTGTGCTTGTAAGGGGCAGCCTGTGCTAATTGTCACGCCTACTGAAAAGTTGCGAGATGAAAACTGGCCGACTGAGTTTGAAGCTTGGGGTGTAAAACCTCTATGGGATGGTGTCAAAGCTATCTGCTTTGCTTCCCTCAAGAATGAGATGGGCAAGAAGTACAAGCTGGTGATACTCGATGAGGTACATAGGCTCACATCTCTCTCAGCCCAAGCCTTCAAGGAAACCGGAGTCAATACCCTCGTGACCTTCTTGGCAGCCAATCTTGCAGAAGCCGTGATGGGCCTCACTGCTACCGTCCCAGACCCGAAGCGTGACCCAGACAAAGCACGTATCATAGCCCAGATTGCCCCTGTCGTCTTCACATACAGCCTTGACCAAGGTGTGAGCGATGGGATGATACGGGACTACGAGATTCGTGTCATACAAACCGTGCTGGACGACAGCCGGAAGAACATCCTTGCTGGTACGAAGGACAAGCCTTTCATGACCACGGAGGCCAAGCACTACGAGTACCTCGAGAAGCAGATAAAGAAGTGGCGCATGTTGGCTGCCAGAGAACCTGTACCAGCTAAGAAAGCTAAGCTTGACAACCTGGCTATGTTTGCCACGATGGCACGCAACCGGTTTATCTATAAC